CATCTTTGTCTGTCGGTGATAGCTCTAAAATTTGCTGCCACCGCAGAAGAGAAAGATCTAGCATCGATCTCATCGTATAAGCATGATCTTTTTTTGGATTTAAAATATAACCAAATAATTTCGGATTCTTTGTGATCTGGTTGAAATGCTCACGCGAACAAATGCTTCCGTAAATATTTTCAATTCGCATCTTTGCAGGATTTCTTGTTGAATCGTAACTTTCGGCGTGCGGTTTTCTACTATCGCAAACTAAAAAATACTCATCCCAAAAAGCAATTCTTAATTGTCTTAGCGTCCAGGTCGGGCTGTACTTTTCTTCAAGCATCGCCTCTGACATGGTGAGTGCCGCAGGCTCCGCAGAAATAGCTCTTTCTTTTAACGCCGGTGTTAATAAATTTACAAGGGCTCTTGGATTGTGAATATCCCAAAATACAATATCAGCTTTGTCTGTTGTCAAAGGTCTATACGGCCCAAGTTTACCAACAGAATTATCATCTGCTCCGGCATCTATGTGATTTAAAATATCATGTTCATCGTTAATTATTCGGGGCGGCGTTTTCGGTAGTGGCATTTTTTCATGGTGCGGGGATCTTGGGTTTTGTGTCAAGTGGCGTGGAGCTTCTACTTGTTTTTTGGATATGGGAGCGATTGTAGAGGATCTGGGGAATGGAGCGAGGTTATTTTAACTTGGTTCATGGTGCGGGGCGCTAGGCTACACCTACATCGTGCCACACCCCCCTACCCCCCGAGTCAAATAATATAGACACGTACCAAAATCTAGGCACGCGCTGCGTGATGCGTATACTTGAGGCAAGATTCTAGATGCGTTGTGGTAGAATCTAGGTACTTGCATTATGTCGAGGGAGTACAACTCTTGACGCTGTGAGTCTCATAGTCGTTGAGGTATTTGACAGTGTAAAAACCATTATCATTCACGCTTAAGTCAATGAAATTCATGCAATTACTTGTAAAATATACAGAAAACTAGACAAAAGTTTTACGCCTCATGATGATATCGCTCTAGTACTTGCAAGTACTTAGGTCGTGGCACATCGAATGCAATGTAGTTATGTATCAAGACAATCAAGTCTTGAATTACCCAAAGAGGTACCAAATGAGAACAGAATTAAGATTAAATAAAATGTTAGGGATCACAAAAGATAGAGAACTTATCATGGTTGATTATCTATTCAACGATGAGATGCACGGAAGTCCGTTTCACGGGGCTACTGGAACACGTTTTGTCGGAGTGACTCAATCAGAAATAGACGAGCGGAATGATATCGAAAATGTTACAGATGCCTATGGTTATCTGTGGACTGAAGCTGTTCAACAAGGAACTACGACTGAATCTCAAGATAGATATATCCAAGGACTAATTGATTCTGAAATATTATACGGAGACAAATGTTTTTTCGGTCAAGATGACTCTTATATTTCATACATACCAGACGATATCAAAAAAATGCATTATGATGGTTGTGAAACTTTTGAATGCGTTGGCGGCGGTCGTATGTTTCCGATTAAACGAGAAGATATGATGATTATTTTTGATGAAGATTTGTTTGAGGCTGTCATAGCCATTGAGGAGTCAGAGCAACCGTTAGAAGTATTTCAGGAAATTATCGGCGGTGAATTAAAAGTGAGAGGCGAATAACATGAAAAATCATATATCTGCAAAAATAAACGAAGCTTTAGGCGTGAATCTTTACGATGAATTAAATTTAAAAGTGATCAAACTTAATAAGTTCACTAAAAAACAAAGAAAAGAACTTTGTATTGATGATCTTATAACTGAAAAGAACGAGCCGACTGAAAGACTTTTGAAACTGTTCAAAGAAATAGCTTGGGGTTTATTATGAAACTGCAACGGACATTCAGCCTTGATAAACTTTTTTATCAGTTCAAAAAACAAGGCATAACACGCGACAACTTTGATTTTTTTGTCACCAAAATGTATGAAGCACGTTTCATTGACGTATTTCAAGACCCATTGATACCAAACGTCGAAAGGTATACCGAGCTTGAAAAACTAACCAGCTTTCAAAATAAAGATGAGCTTTTTAAACTAATCGAGGAGTTAAAAAATGCTTAATAAAATAAAAACCTACTTAAAAGCAAGTCGCCTTAAAGATGCTCAACTATTCAGCTCACAATATAAGAAACTGGAAAACCCAATATTGCTTGATAAAACAGCATTAGACCAACTGATGGTCGAGTCGGCCAAATACCTTCCTCGTAACTGGCAGGACATCAAGTACGACCTTGAGCTGCTCAACCAGATCCAGAGAGCCGATGCTACAAGCGAGCTGTACTGGCTACATTCAATCATAAACCTTGAAACCGCCCCAAGCCTCAAAAACCTAATCCAAGCGTTTATAGCCCGTTCTCGCGCGAATCAGCTAAAACACTGTTAACCTGCAACAATAATGGGTCAATTTTTAAAATCTTAGAATCCTAAATTTCAAATTCAACTCGACTTTTGACTGTGCTTATAAAATGATCATTCATTATTTTAACTAAACTCATCAGTTCCGCACGCTCGGGCTTAATTCCATGGTCGTTAAAAAGCTTAATCGATTGATCAAAAAACTCAGATATTTTTAAAACAGCTTGTTCAGCTTCTTCTTCAAAAATATCTTTAATTTGGTCTCTTTTAATTTCTGTCATAATCTTAAATTCTCCTGTCCTTTTTTTAAGCAAAGTGTAAAGTGTAAAGTGTAAAGTTTTTTAAGCCGGTCCCGTACTATAAACGCATATTTTATATATTTTATATATTACGTTTTATATCATTATTTCTTCTACATACATAGTATATATATTATTACACTTTACACTAAGATTACATTTAATAAATAATATCATATACTTAAGCTCGTGTAAAGTTGGTGTAAAGTGTAAAGTACATCAAAATTCCAAAGAATCTGCACGTTTTTCAGTCACCTTACCCAGCGCCTTGTCCCATCGAAACACATTCCCCGCGTTCAATCTCGAAGGCCGAATTACACCGCAACGCTCCAATTCTCTGAAAAATTTAATTTTCCCCGACGTTTTGTACTTATTTTCATCCGCCCAAGCTTTGTAGGCGTTAAAAATGCAAAGTCCTTTTATCAACTTTACACCAGAATTATCAAAGAACTCTGCCGATATTTTGTGCTCACCAGCCTCAACTTCTTTAATAAAGGTCTTAACCGGGTCCGTTTCATCCTGCCATTCTGCTAGTGATTCTAGTGATTTTTCTGATCGATAATACTTAAACCCAGACCCCACAAGATCAGCTAATCCAGCCCGCGCCATGTCCACAATTGACCCCGCGTCCTGATCCCAGAGCCATTGCCCCAAGTTATCAATATCCGCCAATCCGTTCACATAAACCTTCTTAAATTTGATAACGGACATCCGGTTATCGAGTGCTCCGGTATTTCCTTCAAAGCTTGATGGTAGAATATTTGCGCAATAAATATGCAAGAAAGGAAGAGTAGCTTCCACCGCTCGAATTCCTTTTCGGTTCACGAATTGAGGGGTTTTATCGCGTACTTTTTTCAAAGTGTTTACGTCCAGGGGGACATCCTTTGGTAATTCTGTGGCGATATTAGCTATTTTCCCAATAGATGATTCCCATGCGAAGTTATTCCCTGTTTTAATAGGTTCAACGCCGGAGACGTTACGCTCACCTAACAGGGCTTTAATCATGAGTGCCATGGTACTTTTACCACTGTCGCTATCTCCTATTAAAAAGAAAATCCAAGGCTTATATGGTATTAAAGCAGCGCCCAGCATCTGTTTCATCATACGAACCCCATCAGAGCCCAGATCCACGAGTCTTGATTCAAAATACTTTTCTAAATATCCAGTGCGAGGGAGATTGTCGCTTCCGGCAAATGGGAACGGGGCACAGTAGCCTAATAGATCTGTCTTAGAGTGAGGACGAAGCTTAAGATCAATTTTACCTTCCTTGGTTTTAGAAACTTCAACGGTACCATCCGTAAAGTTAAACAGATTAGGCGAGCTTGTATAAAACTGATTATTCTCAGGAGCTACTGGAATTTTAATTTTAATTTGTCTGACGAGAGATTCAATTTTACTAAAAAGAGCCTGATTCTGGTAGGCGTTTGCGGCGAGGGTGTATATGGCAGCATTAGCCCTGTCTTTGTCCATGCGTTCCCAGTGCGTTCCCTCCCAGAAAAAGAAATCAGAGTCCGATTTAACGATTTCCTTACCGAAGTTCTTAAGGATTTCATCAGCTAATTCACCCTCACTTAACTCCAAGTTTGGATTATCGCGGATGGAATTTTCCTTGGCTTGCTTGGCTGATACATCAAGTGGCTCGGCTCTGAGTTTCTTGTCGAGTGAATTATATATTTTACATTTAGCTGAGCAGTGCGCCTTTTTGATTTCGTCAAAGCATCCGAACTTATAATCCTGCGCCTTGGAATACGCATCTTGTACCATGCGCCCAGTATCTTTCACCCGGTCACCATCACCGCCGTACACACCAACTGCCCAGTCGCGCATAATCTCTTGCGCTTTTTCGAGAGTGTGACCTGTATCATAGAGATCGGTGATAATTCTTAAGCCGATATCGTGCCTGTTAAAGGCGGGGTTTCTAGATTCACGCATGGATTCAATACATGGTTTTTTCTTCAAGCTTCTATATTTTAATGAAATATCATCGAGCATTTGCCCTTGCGGAAGCTCTTTAATAGTAGCCTTTGGGATGTTGGTATTAGTTTGAGTGGTTAAAGTTTTCCCAATAGTTACAAAATTTAGTAACCAGTCACTAGGTATAGTGGGTTTTAGATTTGTGGAATACTCACCATCAATTTTTGTAGCAAGTGCCTTGATATCATTAAGTGTGAGAGTGGACACTTTAATTCCGGTACCTGGGAAGAGTTTAATTTTAAATAATTTTGATTTCTCATGAAAGCTGCGAGGTGCTCGAAACTTTCTGGCACTATCAAATATGACAACATCGACTGAGTTGTATGTTTGTTTTAATCCGTACAAAAAAGCTTTTATATAATCTTGCATTTCCTGCTTAGGTAAAGCTTCGGTGAGACCTAAAGCTGTAGCATGCACCCCGATATGAAATCCTTTATTACCAGAAAAATACAGAGTGAAATCAATATTTCGAGATCTTAGATCATTACAAAGTTGGATAGAATCAGTTAAAGCTTTTTCGCCTTTAGTTTCATCGTCGTCAAGATCAATAAATACTGTATCAAACGCAGGTTTTAATAATCCTTGATATCCAGCAAACGATTCACGAAGTTCTAAATCATAGTAGCAAGTATAAAGTGTACCACCGTTTAATTTATTAATAGCTGTGATTAATTCATCAGACTTTACAATAGCTTTTCCAGAGAGTGATGTCTGGATACTTGGAGCAAGATAATTATACCACATAGTCCGTGCCTCCGTGATTTGGGGCATCTGCGACCCATACGATTTCAGAGACCCGCACCTCGAGCCCACGAGACAATTTTAAAGCTTCAAGTTTAACGGATAAAAGCTTCACAAAATCGTCACTAATATATTGAGCACTGACGAAGGCAATTTGTGAGCCGTCTTTTAGTTTAAGTATATATTCGTAGGGATCTTGCGTGGCTTTGATAAGTGCGTGTGGCCAGTTGAGTTTGTCGCGTAGGTATTTTTCATCATGCTTATAGCTTATAGATGCTGTATCCATTAGTCCCCTTTGCCTGGTATTCATTACAGGTCTTTAAAAATGGTTTGAACTACTAGCCTATATTTACTTTTATAAAAGTTTCAAAGAAAAAAATAATTTGGTTAAAAAATAATCTAAACGCAGGGCACAAATAAAAAATAATAACTAGATATAGTTTTTACTTGCATGCAAGCGTCCGATAATATACTTGCAAGTATATGGACACTGAAATGGATACAATAAAACATTTGCGAAGTATGGTGGCATCGTTACAGATGAAACTAGATGAACGTAACCAGTTACTCGCTGAAATAGTCCCGCATATAGAAGCTTGGAGTACGACTCCGGAGTTGATTGATGCGAGTTATATTTGTTTTGAACTTTTGGAAAAGTATGGAATCCTTATAGACAAATTTAAGGATGAATATGGATCAAAAAGCGTACCGAGTCCTGAAACAGGAATACCCTAACGATATACATTTTGTACCGATGGATGATGTGATCGAACATGAGTATACACCGAACTGCGACTGCATCCCGCGCCTAGCGCCGGAGACAGTTGAGGATATGAAAACAGGATTAGTAGATAATTATGTGTGGCAGCACCGAAGAATAAAAGAAGGAAAGGAAAGTTTAGTATGACAGAAATTCATCCTGAATTTTTACAAACGATCAAACAAGCTGACTGGTACTATGAATTCTGCGACGGGCTTCACGACTGGAACAAAGCAAAGAAAACTTACGATAGTGCGATTAAGATCATGAGGCATTTATCGGAAGAGCAAGTGCGCCACATTTTAGATACTATGGTTCCAAATGAAATGAAGGACGTGGTTCAAAAGGATTTGAAGAGATGAGTTTTATATTTAGCATCTACTACGGATTAAAATCATTATTCTGTGATCATCAATTTATAAGTGTGGAAACAAAACTGCACGCAACAAGAATTTATGAATGTAGTAAATGCTATAAGATAGAGGCTTTTCACGATTTCACGCCCGAAGAACAATTTGCATATAGGAAGTTACGATGAAAAAACCAAAGATGATTAAAATCCGAATTACTAAAATGGATTTAATGGATTACAAACAAGAATTCTATGCTTTTAAATATTCCCCAGATCATTATATTGTTTGGTACGATGAGAATGAATTTCCTCACCATGTATCAGTTAAAGTTTGCGAGGAAATTCCTATGACACTATTAGAACAAATCCCAGAAGATGCTGATGGTAAAATTAATATCCCGACGGGTATAAAGTCCGATAATACGAAAAAAGAGAATGAAATAACATATAGAAGTGATTATTCATTTGAAAAAGCTTTACGAACAAGACGTGATTTTTTCAATATTAAAAAGATCACGGTGGAGTTTTAAATGGAGATAGTCTCAATTACTTTAACTGCACACGAGTTATCTGTAATCGTTGCAAGCACTTATCTTCAGTATCAGGTAGAGGAAAAGCAATTTGCAAAACCAGACTATGTGATAAATAATTTACGAACAATTAAAAGTATTCACAAGAAATTATCAAAGTATGTAAACGATAACGGTAGACAATTTTTATTAGTTATTGAGGATGAAAAATGAAACTATTAATTATAACCACAATTTGTGTGTTAGCGACAAGTTGTCAGACACCGACAATTTGTCGTATGGTCTGCGCACCGAGCATGGAAAAATGTGAACGAGTTTGTAAACCGGAAAGTGAGTGGTTATGAAAGAAATAAAAACAGTTTATTTTGAAAAACAATTAAATGAAAAGTCAAATCCATCAGAGACAGTTTATTTTGAGAAAGTATTTAAAGATACTCACGGAGCATTTAACCCAGATACAAAAAATTACACCATTGTAAGATCAGGAACGTACCAGGTTACCAAGCACTACAATGCTGGAGACGTTATTGAAGATCCAATTATGGTGAGGTCAGTATGAAAGATCAGTTAGTTATGTCAAAAACCAATGGAGAATGTGCGGTTGCGATACCACTATTCAGATTAGTTCAAGAAGACGCTTTAGATAAAATTGAAAATTATGTCATTGCTTTTAATGATACGAAGCCCGTTGCTTATGCGATTGATTGCGGTGAGCACGGTATTCAATTAATGAACGCTACTTTTGTAGAAAATAACTTAGAGTTTTTAGGGGATTTGTAAATGAAAGATTTTTTTAAGCCTGAGGATTTTAACGGATTATTTGATGAAGCATCAAAAATAATTTCAACTAAAAAAGCAAACAAAAAACTAAACGCGCTGATTGAATCGTGGCCTTTAGTTAAAGGATTTAAGTGTAACGATCACGGATTTTTATTTGGAGAAAAGACGGTAGGCGACGATAGTCATATTATCTATAGAGCACGTTTGGCATTCGTCGAAGAGATAGTTAAAGAACCATGCACTCACAAACCTGTATGCACATTTGTATCGGCCACTGAAAAATCAGAAAAGGGGTTGGTTCCCACTAAATTTATTTGTGATTTATGCGGAGTCGAGCTGCAAGCTACTTGGTCGGAGAAGAAATGAGAGAAGAGTTTTAAATGACTAAAACAGATTTTGAGTTTGATGAAGATGCCGCTAACTTTCATTTACAAGATGAGTATTCTGTGGGAGCAGGTAATTATAAAGATGTAGGTGGAGGGTATGGAAACTTCTTTATCGACGGCGCTCGATATCAGCACAAGCTAGACTTGGAAAAGCATGAGGCTTTTGTGGTTGAGTTAAAATGCGAACAAGTAAAAAATATAAAGCTGATGTTGAATAAATCGCAAGAATTGAATGAAAAACATTTAAAAGAAATCGCCACGCTCAAAGAACAAAACGCAATTTTAATTGAGGCGTTGAAAAACATATATGCCGACGGATCTTATAAGGACATAGCTTCTGAGGTTGCAATTGAAGCACTTAAAAAAGTAGGGGTTGAGTCGTGAAAGTAAAAGATTGGTTATTGCTTCCATTCATGAATCCTTTATTTTTTGTTATTACTTTTCTTTTAATATGTATTTTATTTAGATTGGATATTTTTAATGAGACGCTTTAAAAACAAAATAGGAGAAATAAAATGATATTCGATGATAAAGGATTACCACGAGATACCGGAGCCACGGATTTTATGGACTCATCACGCTTAGCTGGAATGGTTAGGTTGTTTGATGATAAAAGTAAAATCCCGATTGATTTGTATGTGCGCACCAACATGCGTGAAACTAAAAAATACGTACGTTACCCGTTTGTAGAAAATCCGTATGACTTTTCACGGGATCAAACCCTGTGCCTTGTAGCTGGATTATATAAGGCAGGCTTTTCATTCCTTGTGAATAAAGACTACGTAACTGGTAAGGATATTTTCATGCCGAGCCACATGGGTCACCTGAACCGCTGCGCAAAAAAACCAGTGAATCTGCTACAAAAAGCATGGCTATGGATTGATGTTTTATATTCTACTTTTGTAAAACCAGTAAATGAGCCAAATCAAATCTTAGCCATGATGTACATAGCTTATCTTCAAGGGGAGAAGTCATATTTAAAATTCTGGTTAAAGCATAATACAAAGTGGAAACAAAGTATAAAAGACTACTGGGAACTATCTTTTAGAGATGAGAAAGAACTGTCTGCTTTAATCATAGCGAAGTTAGAACAAATAAAGTAGGCGCGTCCATGCGCCTAGCAGCACACATCCTTGTATTATAAGTTTGAGGGGTACAATGTCTGAAGTCAAATTATGGGAGCACCAAGAAGAAGCCATAGCACGTGCTAAGAAACTTGATTACTTTGGTTTGTTCTTTGAGCCAGGTTGTATTTCATGGGATAGCGAAATAAGAGTAAATCGCAACGGGGTATCTAGAAAATATAATATAGAGAAGCTATATCGTTTATTTAATAGAACTGAACTAGCCGAAGACGAAAAGGGTTTCTCTGTAGATAGTATTTCAAAAATAAGGGCCAATGTTGATGGTGTATTTAGATTAATTAATATTGTCCGTGTTTGGAGATCCGGAGAAAAAGAACTATTTAAACTTTCGTTAACAAAAAAGCACACAGTTATAAAAGCGACAGCGGATCATCGAGTGTTAACAAGAGCAGGATATAAAGAGATAAAAGATTTAACACCAGATGATTTTGTGGCTGTGGATATATTAAAAAAACATCAGACTAAACTAAAATTAAAAAAGTCAAAAAAACCTAGATATTTGTTAAAGTCGGTAGGAAGTTTTCATCCTTATAGTAGGAAAAAATATAGTAAAGTATATAAAGGAAAAAAATATCTTAGTTTTAAGGTAGAAACACATAGATTAATAGCGGAAGCCAGATTGAATAACTTAAGTCTGGATGAGTTTATACAAAAAACAAATTCCGAAAATAAATTAAAATACATCGACCCTAAAAAATTTCACGTACACCACAAAGACAAAAATTCATATAATAATGATCCTAATAATTTAATTGTTATGACTGCGGAAGAACATCTAAAAGAGCACGGAGACTACAACAACTTTGGGCACGGTCAAATATCTTGGTCTAAAGTAAAGTCTGTAAAATCTGTGGGAATCCAGATGTGTTATGATATTGAGACCGAAGCACCACACTCTAATTATGTAGCAAATGGGATATGTGTACATAATTGTGGAAAAACTAGAACAATGATTGAAATATTGCGTGATCATTTCCGAACGACCACACGACTTCAGCCGACGTTTATCATTTGTCCAAAAGTGGTACGTGGAAATTGGAAAAAAGAAATACTCGCCTATTCTAAAATAAAAGAAGAAAACATAATAATTTTAGAAACCAGCGAGAAAAAAAGAATTAAACAAATTACAGAAGCTGATCCGCACAACATTTTTATCATGAACTACGAAGCTTTAATAAAGGATGAAACACTCGACGCTTTGCAAGCCGTAGCGGCAGGAAAATCCGCGGTGCTCATAGTAGATGAGTCACAAAGATGTAAGACCTACAACTCGCAACGTACAAAATCTGTAATTAAGCTTTCGCACTTTTGTAAGCGAAGATTTATTTTATCCGGCACACCGATATTAAATTCGTTGGAAGACATTTGGTCACAGTTCTACATTTTAGATCACGGTCTAAAGTTTGGTACAAAGAAGTTTTACTTTATGCGTGATTATTTTTATGCACACACTAGACGAATGGGGATGCGATCTTTCGTGGAGCACGTACCTATGAAAGATGCCGAAGAGAGAGTAAAAGCCAATATTCAGGAATGCACGATGTTTGTGGAAAAATCGACGTGTTTGTCGCTTCCACCACTTGTTAAAAAAACGATTGAAGTTGAAATGTCTAAGGAACAAGCTGAGCACTACAAGGCCATGAAAGATGACTTAGTCACAACTTTATCCACATCTGTAGGGGACAAACATTCCATTGCTGAAATTGCTCTGACAAAAGCTTTACGCTTACAGCAAATTGTGAGTGGTTTTATTCGGGTCAATGCGGATGATGACTTTGAGGACGGAGCAAGCTTTAAAATAAAGGAAAACCCACGTCTTGATGCTTTAAAGGAAATTTTATCAGACCTTGCACCCGCGCATAAAGTAATTGTGTGGGCTGTGTTTAAACAGAATTATGCAGACATAATTGAAGTTTGTAAAAGCTTAGATTTAGAATTTGCCGAGATCCATGGATCCGTAAAAAATACGCAGGCTGAGATTGATCGTTTTAGGAGCTCACCCACTTGTCGGGTAATGATCGCGCACCCTGGTGCTGGGGGTACGGGGATCAATCTGATCGAAGCAAGCTACATGATTTATTACTCTCGTGGATTTAACTACGAATTTGATGTCCAATCTGAAGCACGTTCCTACAGAGGCGGCTCGGAAATGCATCAAAAAATCACAAGAATTGATCTTGTGGCTCCTCGCACCATTGACGAATTAGTTTTGAAATCACTTGCAAGTAAGCAACAATTATCAGATAAAATTTTAAAAGAGAGTATACATGAAATATAAAGATTTAGTAAAAGACCAAATCGAGCACTTCACACAATTAGAAGATGCAAAGACCACAGCGGTACTTATCGGAGCACTTCACATGCTGACGACACTTGAACAAATCAGCGAAAGTAAACTTACTAAATGGCATCCAGCAACGGCTAACGTGTGCCTGTGCGACGTGGATGAATTAGCTAAAAATCTTACGAAAGGAAATGAAGATGTCAAAACCGAAAACCAACCAGAAGCCACCATCTAATGACGAAATAATGCAGTTAATTTTCCCTATGGGAAAAGTGTTTTTACGAAAGAAAGATATTGCATCTGTAGATACTCGTGAAAATAAACTAGATATTCGTACTGAAAAAGGCGAACAATTTTTATTAAAGTCAGAAGAACAATTAGAATTTATAATCGATTAATTTTTAAAGAATAAGGTTTTATGGAAAAGTTAGAAGCACCGAAAAGTTTAATAGAAGCATGCAGCAAGTATCGAGAAATAGAAGAAATTGCAGATAAACAAGCTGAAGAATTAAAAAACACGAAACAAAAACTCCAGTTTCTAGAATCAAAAATACTAGAATTTTTAGATATCATTGATCAAGATACAGTAATTAATGACTTTGGGAAATTTGAAAAAGTACCAAAGATTACTTACAATTTACCAGACACACAGGATAAACAATTAAAGTTTTTTGAATATGTAAAAGAAGCAGGAATGTGGGACGATTTATTTAAGATGAGTAGCATTACTTTTAATTCAGTAGTTAAAACTTTACAGAAGGAAAAACAAAAGGAACACGTTGTAGGTTTTTTACCTCCAGGAGTAGACCCAAAAGAACCACACTATATTTTATCAATTAAAAAGAAATAAAGCCTACATTTAGTAGGATTAAACAAGGAGAAAGAATCATGAAACAAGAAGTAGCAATCAAGAAACAAGCAGCTCTTACGACACCGTTTGTAGCAGGCAATTTGTATGTGAACCACAAGGTAGAAGTCCAAGAAATCATCCTTCCAAGATGTTTACTTATGCAAAATACCTCAAAGTTTGTAGCACAACAAACAGCTCGTCCAGGTGAGATCGTCGACACTCTTACTATGGAAGTTGTAGCAAAGCTAAAAGAACCAGTGGAAGTAATCATCACTGATCTTACAACTAAATGGACATTATCGCGCATGGAAGGATTACAATCCGTTTATGTAGCTCAAATTCCATTCGATCACTCAGCTCCCGATAATGACATCAAAGAAATTATGTACAAAGATCACACCGGAAAAGATCTATTAGTTCAACGTGATAAAACGTATGAATTCATGGTCATTACAAAAGCGGACTTAGACTCTAACAAGTTTTTACCGTTCAAGATTTTTTCATTTTCTAAATCATCACGTAAAACGGGACACGCACTAGCAAGTCACTTCAATACTAAAATTGCAGAGATTATGTCTGGTGTAAATACCGCACCATTTGATCGGTTTTTTAAGATTTCATCAGAATTATTATACAACGATAAAAAACAGCCGTACTACGTCTTGAACCAAGCAGCCGGAGACAAGTTAACTGAAGAGCAGTTAAATAAAGCCGGGGATTATGTATCTCGTATGATGAATGCAAAATCAAAAGGACAAGTAAAAGTTGATGACACGGAAGATGAAGTTGTATCAAATAATAAAACGTCAGCTGCACCTAGCGTAACTGATGAATTTTAAAAAGGAGGATTTTACAATGGCTAAACCAACAAAAAAAGTAGCAGCGAAAAAAGTAATTAAAAAAACTGCTCCTAAAAAGAAAAAGTAAGGATTATGTGGGGGTGAGACAATACTATCTCTTCAAGGCTTCAACCACCTACCCCGCACCATTTTATGTTTAAAAGTAAAAAACAACGTGAACAACTAAAGAAGCTCGTAGATGAAGGAAAATTCTCTGCGAAAACTTTTCAAGAGTGGGATCAGAAAACTAATCTTAAAGACATACCCACAAAAGCCGTATATAAACCAAAGGGATTGACTCGAGGATTAAGGAAAACTAGATGAATGATTTAAGACCAAAAGCTTTATATGTATACCCGACAATGGAAACTCGTCAATTTGTGGAAGAGTTAGCGAAGAAACATAAGCTTCCGATTTCACAAACTGTAAATGCTGTTTTAAACGAGTATAAAATAATGACTAAGAAAAAAGATCGTCCGTTAAAAAAACTATATAAATAAGAAAAGAAACAATCTCTATGAGCACCGAAATACTTACTGAGATTGAAGGTATTATATCGTCTGAAATGGGACTAGATACAGAGACTACAGGTCTTTGGCATTCTAGAGGGGATAAACTATTTTCAATTATACTTTCAAACGATATCAACGCTGTTTATCTGAATTACAATAATTACCCGTCTGAGGGGATCACGGCGCGGGACGAATCAGAAATTACAAAATTACGTAACTTATCCGAAGATCCAAACATTACGTGGTACATGCAGAATGCAAAATTTGATATGCATATGATGGCACAACATGGGGTTTTCTTCAGTGGTAAAGTCTACGATTTAAAAATATTAGATAGACTTCACTTTAACCAACATAAAGCCTACTCCCTTGATGCAATTACAAAGCGTTGGGATAATTATAAAGATGATGCTGTAAAAGCTTATATTAAAAAACATAAATTAAATGAAACAATAGAGTACCCAGAGTACCGAAAAGAAGATGAGAGACTTCGGTTTGATTTAGTACCGCATTCCCTGATTGCGCCATACGGAAAGCAAGATGCATTAGCCACAATTCAAACTGCGAAAAAAGTAATTCAGGCTATCAAAGACGAAGATGCAAAGCTCGTGGATCCGAATAGTAAAAGGCTCATGGACGTTGTGGAAATGGAAACAAAGCTTTTAAAAGTTGTGTTTAACATGGAACACACTGGGATAAAGCTTGATATACCCTACTGCAAACAAGCACTAGAGCATTACCGAATAATTTTAGAGGACGTGGAAGAAAGATTTAAGATCGATACGGGTATTGATTTTAAAAAAGGAACCAGTGTTTTAGAAGAGATATTTACCAGCGAGTCTGACAAGTGGGAAAAGACAGAAAAAGGTAATTGGAAGTGGGATAAATATGTTCTTGCAAAGTTTGATAATCCATTAGCAGAGCGAGTTATCGAATGGTCAGAGAGTAAAAAGCAATTTGAATATTTTGCCAATTTCCTATTTTACTCTGATAAAAATGGCATTTTACACCCTAGTTTTGATCAATCCGGAGCAGCAACAGGTAGGTTCAGCTCACAAAATCCAAACATGCAGAATCTTACAAATCCTGATAAATACGACGACGAATCAGATGCAGCCCTGTACCCTGTACGAAAGTCCTTTATTCCACGAGATGGGTATTTTTTCGCTATGCCGGATTATTCTCAAGTTGAATTCAGACTCATGCTTGAATATGCAAAAGCCATGAGTTTAATATCAGAAATTAATAACAAAGGATTAGATGTTCACACGGCCACTGCAAATGTTGCGGGAGTTACACGTAAGGAAGCAAAGACTTGTAACTTTTTAACAGTGTACGGTGGTGGAGTTGTGAAGCTTGCTACAAGTTTATATGCTCCTACTGGTAGTAAAGATCAATTAGGAGCAATTTATAAGAACATGTTTCGATGGAGAATGAGTGATGCAGAATCAAAAGCCTGGCCCACAGTTACCGATGAACAACGAGCCTACAACGAGCCAATCATCCAAAAAGCATACGATGTTCAACAATCAATTTTCCGAGCAGCTCCAGAAATTAAATCTTTCCTTAAACGTGTCCAAAGTACCGCAGAGCTTCGTGGATACGTCAAATCATGGGTCGGACGAATACTCCAGTTCCCAGATAAAAGATTCTGCTACCGAGCTCCCAATCACTTGATTCAGGGCGGGGCATCTGAGGTCGTAAAAATTGCGATGATTAATTGTGCGGATTATTTAGCCGATAAAGAATCTCGTCTACTTTTAACGATCCACGATGAATTAATTTTTGAAGTAAAATACGGCGAAGAATATGTGGTGGATGAGTTAAAAAGTATCATGGAAAAAGCATTCCCATCATCGTTAATTCCGCTGCTTGTCGACTGTGAATTTTCTACAAAGAATCTAGGTGACAAGCTGCCGTGGGTATCTAAAAATGTGTAAATGCAACCAGAGACAAGATTCAAAATTAAGGTTTTACCTTTACTTAAAAAGATCCCTAATTCGTGGGTCTATAAATGTAGTGATGTAACAAAGTCTGGAATTCCAGATGTGCTTATGTGTGTGAATGGATATTTTATAGCGGTTGAACTAAAAACTGAAACAGGAAAAACATCGAAGCTACAAGATATTAACATTGAAAAAATAACTGATAAGGCAAAAGGAATTGCAGTAGTTATGACACCATTAAATTATAAAGTAGTAATTGATTATATAAAAAGGAGTACACAATGATTACATTAAAAATGTCGGTTTTAAATAACAAAAAATTTACTGAAGGTATTGCTGCCTTAATTTCTAAGACTGAATTTATCACGGTTCAGGGTGGGTATAATGCCAGTCGAATCGCACGACAAGTGGACGCACATATTGGATTAGCAAAAGCTGATTTAATCGCGCTAAAACAAAAACATACGACAAAAGTAGACGATAAAGAAACTTTAAACGTGGAGGCCTTTAACGTAGATGTTCAAGCTTTGATGGATAAGGAAGTTATCTTAGAGAGTTTTTTAGTAAATGCGGGTGATATTAAATCAATAAATATTTCAGCCGAAAATATCTTTGCGATTGAACCTATTTTGAATCTTTCAACTTTTCAATAACGAGCTTTATAGCAGAATGCATGGTCACAAGCTTTGTATTCTGCTCTGTAATTTGATTCTCTAAAATTATAATTTTTCCATTATTAGTCTTTTGATTTTCCAACTCAGGAATAACCGTTTTATAAACTGCATTATTTAATCTACCAATTTCGTGCAACGTCTCATCTATTTTTGAGTACGGGAATTTGAGAGTTGCGATTTTGGTGTGAATTGTCTCGGAAATTTTTTCGGTCGAACTTTGTTGGGATTTCTCAAGTTTTGTAATTTGTTTATTTTGGTATTGTATGTCTTTTGTGTTTTGCGCGATACTTGTTTCAAGGCCATCCACCCACTTACTTGCGAAATAAGTTAATAATCCGATCAACAAACTTATAATTCCAGCGCCTACGCCAATGAGTATTTCTAAGTTTGTCATCATCCACCCTAATATTCAGGATCCGTTTCTGATTTCATTAACATGTACGGCATGAACTTCATAATGTTACCAATTTTACCCTGTTTTTCAACAGCGGATCTGGCACCTTTACTCGCTGACATCATACCACGAATTGCTTTTGGCCCTGCTGCTCCAGCTCCTAATCCAGCTCCCGCAAGCATATACGGAGCACGATCTAACCAAGGTGTTCCTTCGGGTGCAGACGCTGCTCCAAGAGCTGCTCCGCCACCACCACCAAGAATTGATCTTGTTGTATTTGCATTACCCATTGCAGGGATCATCCACCCTGGTTTTGCAAATAAATCATAAGCTTGGATTTTTGCAGCAACATCATCAGCTTTCATATTGTCTGGAAGATACTCTTCCATTTGTTGTTTTAAAGCTTTTGATTCAAGGTCATTTCTTTTTAAGAAATTATTAAAAGTAGCTTGTTTATTCGTAGGGTTTGCAAACTCATCTTTCAAAGTAGCAAGAGCCGAGTAAGCTTCTTTCTGCGCTGTTATTTTTTTAAGAAGTTCAGGATCCATGACCCCAACAGTTGAATCAATTTTTTGATTTAAGGTTCCAGAAGCCTCTGATAAAGCATTTAAAAGCTGTTTATCTTTAGCTAATTTATTAGTATTTAAGCTCTTTGTTGATCCCATGTTATTAAAATTTAAACCTGAACTTAAAGCTTCATCTTTTAGTTGTTCAGCAAGTTGCCTTGCTTGAGCAACATTTACGTTTGTAATTGGAGATGGATTATCGCCCGTAGTTGAAAAAAGACGACTTAAAACATCTTGAGCCGCAGCTTTTGCTTCACTCGACTGGGCATTTTGTAATTGATTTGCATCAATTTTTGAAATGTAACTATTTAAAGGGTTTGTTATCTCCTCTAAAGGAATAGTTCCCATGATGCTGTCTTGCTGATTTCGTAAATTCTCAAGAGTTTTTCCAGATTTTCGACTTGCTTCTTTTAATGAATCAGAAAATATTTCATTTATTGCGCGAAATTCATTAGCTGCACCAAGTGGATTATTCTCAGCTAATTTTATTGAATCTAAATTATCGTATGCCGTTTTCAGAACTTTTGGATCATACCCACCTGCAACCATACCCATGTATGGAAATATTTTTTCTGCGGCTTTATCGTATAATTTCCCACCATAACCTTTTTGCATCTTCAATAATGTGTCTGCATCAAGTCCAGATTTAACAGCAGCCTTAAGAGCATCTTTTGCTCCGGCACCTGTACCAAATAACAAAGGACTGACTGCCCCTACACCACCAGCAAAAGCCGTATCACCAGTATCAAAATTATCTTTAATACCAAGCATGCGTCCGATACCTTGTCGACCGGCTTCAAGACCCGCACCAGTTGCAGCACTTGTTGCCATTGCAGCAGGAATAGCTCCAGCTCCGAGTGCATACGGAGATCCCGCAGCTCCAGCAATACCAGCAGCCCCAGTCGCAATACCTTGAGCAATACCAGCAGGAACGTCGTATGCAATATCTGTTAAATCACCAGGAAGATCTAGCCCTTGTGGATCTAATCTTCCCCACTGATTATCTTTACTGTTTTTTGCTAAAATTTCTCCTGATTTTTCTTCGATTTTGAAGTCAAAACCAGGGTTTTGTTCCTTTAAATAACCAATTACATCACCACTTGATGAACCGAAGTTTTTAACAGCAAATCTACCAGATAAACCTTCCGGAGATTCGTTTAATATTGGTAAATTTGCGATTCTATCTTGCTCTTCAAGTTGCTGAAGCTCTCTGTATTCAGGTAAAGTTAATCCCTGCGCCTTAGCTTCTTGTGCTTCTAATAAATCTAACTCTTGTTGTTCAGCTTGCGTTAATGCCATTATTTATTTCTCTTTGCTCTTAGTTGTTCTAAACGAGATTTACCTGACGAATTAACTTGTGGCTCGTACCCTTGAAGTGTTCCACCAGTTTGTCTAAAGTATTTTCCAGCATCTTGTAACTGTGCTGCTTTTCTTTTTATAATCTCAGAAACTTCACGTGCTCTTTGTGCATTTACAGCCGCAGGCAATGCCGGATCAAAACTTCGACCTTCAATGTCTTGTTTTTCCTTTGCCGTAAACTGAGCTCCCAATGTTGATTTTAGAGTAGATTGAACTGCTTTTAAAATATTTTGTTGTTGCTCAAACGCTTCAGGCTTAATTCTTTTTCTAACTGCATCTGTACCTAAAAGCGGAGCGATATCTGTACCTGATCCAGAAGCCGAAGGATTAGCTTCTAAATAAGCTGCTGCACGGTCTAATAAAGCAACTTGTCCTAATGAGTTTTCAATATCACCAGATGTAATATCATTATATTTTTCAGCAAATTCTGTATCTAATTTTTTCTGACCTGGAAGTAATCCACCAGCACCAGCCGCCGCAGTTTCAGCTTTCATACCTTGAATTTGCATTAAGCGATTATACATTTTTTCTTGGCGTTTATCTTTTGCATCACTTTCAATTAATTGAAGTTCTTTATCTGTTAAATCACCACGAGATTTTTGCATCTGCATATCTAGACCTAACATTTCTAGATCACGCATACGCTGTTTTTCGCTCTGTGGTTTGTAGTCTTTCATAAAGTTAGTTTTTCCACCTGATACAAGATCAGATAAACCAAATAAAATACCTTGTGCCGTGTTGCTTTCAACAGGATTTTTTAAAGCATCAATCTGAGCCTGAATTCCCTCTAGTCCTGATTTTTGCTCACCAAGCAACTTACTTCTTTGTGAAATATTACTTGTTAACTCTTCCACATTTTTTGGAAAACTTGGTTGCGGGGAAAATGCTTTTGCAATGGGTTCAGCAATTTTTATACTTACTGATGATTTCGTAGAGCTCGGTTTTCTCTCACCCTTTGGTACATCTGAAGTCAATTGTTGTAAAGAACCCAACGTCATTAAGCTTTTTAATAACTCGTTTTCATTAGAATCATCTGGTTGTGCAAAAGGTGAAAGATTCATACTACTGTCCCTCTAACTTAAACATTGAATATTTTTTAAATTGATTTGGATCGTAACCCAAAGTACCAACAGGCATTTGCCCCATTGCAGTTTCATGCATAGGAGCTTCAGGAGAAGCCATACCAGAAGGTTGTCCAGGCTTTGCAGCTCCTCCGAATCCACCACTGATTTGTGAACCCATTGCAGCACCTTGTAATCCACTCGCTAATGGATCTGCCATCTCACCGTTTGATTCTGACGAAATAGCTTGAGCAGTCTTAGACCACGGAGCGTATTTCATTTGTTCAGCTTTATATTCCATATTTTTAATTTGGTCTCTTTGTTTTTTCTCACCCGAAAGTACACCTACTGCGGCCATGCCTACTGCTACCCAAGCCATAACTATTCTCCTTTAGTTAATAATTTATCATCAAAGTTTAATGCGATCGTTTTCTGTTCTATTTCTTCTAAATCTTCTGAATTATTTTCGTTTATATGTGCGGTAATCCAGAGAGTATCTTCCAAAGCATGAACCACACGTTTTGTTAGTGGTTCGCTTACGAAAGTAAAAGGAGCTGTATATGTGTTTGATCCACGGTGTGGACACACAACAGTAATTTTACCTAGTGCGATGACGTTTAGTGTTTTTCCTTTATGAATTTTACTCATTAAAGTTGTTCCAGCGGGAATAAATAATTCGCGCCCGTAAACACCAGTTCCAAAGTGATGCTGAATTCGACCTTCGTTAAATTCATGCATTCCAAAAGATTCTGGAATCTGTGCCATCGCCTGTTCTAATTGTAAAATACGATTTCTACGCTCTTCTAACAGTGTAGGCGTTACCACCACACTGTTATCAAAATCCGCAATCATATTCGACAGAGTTAAAGCTAAATCCATTATTTACTACCGATTCCTGTTCCTAAGAATCCACCACCACCAAGAAGTCCACTTGTAGACTTAGCTTGTTGAGCTTGTGCTCTTGCAGTTGCCGCAGATTTTTCTGCCGCCCATGATTCCATAGCTTTTCCGTATCTATTCATTGAATAATCACGACCTTTATCAACTTCACCTAATGCACGACCAATATTTTTATCTTGAAGTCCCGCATTGTACTGAGCCTGTTGAAGCTCCATACCCGGCATTTGCTGCATCCATTTTTGTCGGTTCGATTCATCTTGCATAGAAATTTGATTATTTGTGTTTTGCATATTAGTCAGACCTTGTTGCTGACTTGAATTTGCTAAACGCTCACGTGCGCCTGTGCGAAGTCCACCCTGCATAGCAAGTTGATTTCGTGCCATCGTATTTTGTCCCGCAAGGTCACGAGCTTGTGAATCCCGTCCTTGTGCTTGAGCCATCTGTGCCCAGCGACTTTGCGTTCCTGGATCACGATATGCTTCGCCACGAGCCGCGTTCATCCCTCTCATATCTTGGGTATCTTTTACGTTGTAAATATCTTTTAAAAGTCCGTTTCCACCGACTTGAGAATCGAAATTCTCTAATACAGGGCGACCTTGAGCATCGTATTTTTGTCCATCAAATCCAGAAGGAGCTCCTCCTCCAGACATACCCATATCAATTCCTACTTCGCCGCCCGCAGGCGCACGACCACTAAATATGTTTAATGGATCCGTTACTCGGCTTAACTGCTCTTTTGCTTTCCCACCGAATAATTGTCCTGTTGCCCATGTTGTAGGACTTGCGATTGCACTAACCACTCCACCCATAATTACTCCAATCTCTTTCTAAACCAAATAAAATTCTCGTGAGCTTTATATAAATCAAAACCGTAAGCTAAAAGCACTTTCATACTCGTCGTTGATCCGTTGGAACTTGGAACCACTGATCCCAGTAACCAAACACACCCTTTTTCTTTCGCTACTTTTGAAATACTATCAGCTAATTGACTTGCTACATTTGATTTTCGTTTTTCAGGAATTACAAAAATATCTTCTATGTAACAAGCATCTTCGTGAAATCTATATGAAGCAAAACCAAATTCGTTTTCTTCAATATAGACATCAACTCTTTCTCTCATGTATTGTGCGTATAAACTCATTAATTCATATCTCCATAGTGTGACATATCTACTTCGATGATATTGTCCATGTCCGGAGTCCTACTTGCAAGCACTGCGTTCATTCTATTTCGCTCTGTTTCAAGACGCTCAATAGCTTCGGGATATCCCGGATGACCTTCTTTTGCGTATACCTTAGTTTTCATGTGCGCAAAAATAAAATTGATAAATTCAGGAATGTCACAAATATCTGCATCTACGTTCAATCTGTTAGCATTTCGTAAATATGCGATGTTAAAATTTCCATCTTCCCGTAACGGAGGTACGATTTGCATCTCTGGATTTCCAGGGGTTTGATTTACGATAAAATATTGATAGTCGCTAGATACAGTTGTCACTTCAGAAGTGGCTAATGCGATAAATTTTGCAGAATCCTTAAGTCTACGAACAGTGTAAGGAGATGTAGACCCGTTTTGTAGGTAAATTACAGATCTAATTTTCTCACCGTAAATATCCGGAAGAGATGTAGACATGCTAATTTTCTCAAGCCCAGCGGTTACAGGAATCTTTAAAAGTTTTAAGAAATAATCTTCATAAAGAGAATGAATTTCAGCTTCAGCTTCATCAATTGCTTCATTACAATAAGCAAGTAATTCACTTCGGCGGACAAAATCTTCGTCCTCTAGATCACATTCTTGTTCTATTTTTGTACGAATCTCGCCCCATGTCCAAAATCTCATATATTCTCCAATTTTCGTAAATAATCAACAGCCTGCTTCATCTCTAATGTAATCACCATAAGCGCATAATGCGCAAGGCAAATCAACATAACGATAACGCGTTGAACAAATCTAAGTCTTTAAAGCCTCCGAAACTGGAAAAGTTGAAAGGCCAATTTGTTCAGCGATTTGTCGAATCGACAAGCCTTCAGCTCTTAGTTTTTTAATAAGTTCGTCATCCCTCTTCTTTACTGCACCGACCTGAGCACCAGCATTTTTTGCCGTGATTCTAGCATCGCGAATACGCGCCGACTTCAAAAACCTCTTTGCCGTTTCAATCGCTGGCACCAATTTTCGCACAAACTCGAAAGCACTTTCATCGAAAGTAAGCGATTCATCAAGTGAATGAAACTTGAAACCTCTTGTGATTAATAATTCTAAAAAAACCAGAAACGAATTCTTATCACTTAAATATTCTTCAAAGTGGTCTAAAGATGGGATCCAAAGGTTAACTTCATCTTCTGCAGCCTTGTCATTAATTAATGACTTCAAATTTAAAGGTTCTTCACCGCGTAGGTCTCGAACGAAAGATACCTTTTGATCTTTTGTTTGAAACCGCTTCGCTATCGAAGCTTCAATGACTTCCGGCTGCTCCCAAGAAAAATATTTATAATAAACGATATTGTTCATGATACACGACCTCTCTTCGGCAACTCTTCACCTTTAGGCGGAAGCTTTACGTTCACTTTTGGATTTTCCACCCATCGCTCAAATGCCTGAATTGCAGCTTGAGTAAAAGTCATTCCGTAATTGTTCTCCACGATATCCAAAATTTGCTTATGCAACTCTTTCGGAACATCCAATGTTTTTTTAATCGTCTTATGTTTCACAACTCAATCAAATCAATATTACTTAGTAATATCAAATATTATTTAATATTATTATATCAACTGGACCAAAATTAACGCGAAACGCATATCCAAATCCGCTTCAACTTTGGTTTTAATTTCTTCCAGCGTCCAATATTTCATATCATTTTCTCCAATTCACGTAAATAATCGACCGCATCGCGTGGGGTAATTCTGTTATCATCGCCCGGAATCATAATCCCGCATCTTGCAGCAAGTAATCGAAAAAGTTCTGAACAATTTTTACCTTTAGACCACGGGTTATATTGTAACCCAGTCCAATCACATAATTTAATACCGATGTTTTGCATGGTCGCGTATGTGATCCCGCATAAGCCCATAGAGTAATCTAAAATGTCATCATAGGAATCATTATCAAAATCTTTTGTAACTTGCCACACGATTTTATTTCTTTCAGACCAAATTGTTTGGCCAACAAAGTTCACTCCTGCGTGGCCATTAGCTTCGTACGGGTAAAATTTATCAAGCTTAGATGTTGAATGAAACAACACGCACACATGAGAGTAATCAGTCCCTAAAACTTTCATGATAAGCCAAGCGCCTATTTTAAATTTCTTAGGACGTGTCGCTACGAATGATATTTTTCTCATAAAGTCCTCGCGTACGCCCAGATATTATCTAAATCTGTAGCTGTTAAACTTAATGATGCAGCTAATGAATTAACAAGCGGATTATTTCTTAGCATCTCGTTTGAGTATTCCCATTGCTGTAGTGCCATTGATCTATTTGGCTCTGGAAGCGTATCAATGAAAGCCCTGATCGCCTCTGGGTGCAAATTAGGTTTATTTTGTGAATAGCTCGTCATAACGAGCGCTGATCTTAATTGTTGATTTGTAACAGGTGCTATTGATGAAACAGGTGCGTTTGCAACATTGTTAAAATCATTTCTTAGGCATTGCTTTTCGTTTTCAGAATAAGTAGTAGTTAATAAAAACGAATCAAGATCCTCGATTGTTGAGTAAACAGTTCCGTTTATGTTAATCATTATCCCACCTTTTTTAAGATCATTATAGAACCAGGTCGTATACTGACCGATGTTCCTCCTTCAGATCTTAATTGAATCGCTATAGTTCCAGCCGTTGTTACCTCGATTATTCCAAAACCTTTTGCTGTAAAATTCGCATTTGCAGTTAATGCAGCTATAGCAAAAATATCATCTGCACTTAAAACTTGTTGATATTCAAAATTTCTATCTGTTCCGTTGGCCGCCTGAGCGATTGCCCAATTTAAATGGATAATCCCGAGCGCCGCAGTAACTTGTTGAACGCGAAAACCAACACCAGTTAGTGTCGATGTAGATTGCCATAATAAATGCGCAGTTAATTCGTAAAATCCAGTAGCCAATGACACGCTCGTTAGTTCTGTGATTGTAGTAGGCGTGACCGATGCAACCGATTGAACGATTGTTGTTCTTGAAATTAACGGTAAATCGCCGCCTGGTGCAAGTGGCACCCAAGCAGAGCCATTCCATGTAGCTACTTGACCGCTTGTCGCGCCTGACTGTGTAATATCTGATAAAGCATGTGTATGTGAAAGTGGCGCGTAGGCCGCGTTACCTTCAGTTGAAGTTAAATATTGCGGGTGTGGATCTAACGCTGATTCATGTGTTGAAACCAATCCGGCTGCAACACCTGTGTTTTCTTTTCCCGCGAGTCCCGATGTTAAATCAGAGTCAGTCGCATATCCTGGATGCGGATTTACAGCAGCTTCATGCGTAGTGATCGCACCGTTAACAGAGGTTGTAACCTGTGCTGATGTTTGATAACCACTCGGGTTGCTTGCATCATATTTTAAATTTAAAGCCGTTTGAGTGGCTGTACTAATCGGTTTATTTACGTCAGAAGTATTATCGACATTTGATAATCCAACCTGAGTTTTTGTAACCGCATGGGGGTTGTTTGTTAAGTTTGCATGAGCATCAACTTTTGCTTGCGCTTCGGCACTTGTTTCATAAGTAGGATGAGGATTAGCTGCCGCCTCATGATTTGAAATAGCCGTAGCAATTTCGCCAGCAGTAGCAGCCCCTTCATGAAAAGCTTTTACAACGCCTGCCTCATCTTTTTGTTTAAAGATCCCATCAGTATCTACAAAAGTAGTTACCTTGCCAGCCGCAGGATTTGATATACTTGCAGCAGTTTGTTTTGTTAAAATAATTTCTGAACTCATATAACCTCTAGCTTCCCTAATATTTCAGTTGAGCCATCGTTGATAAAAGATCCAGTTACAACGGATGAAATGTAAATAGGGATTACGTAGCTTTCGCTTGTTTGAACTAAATATTTTTGAAAACCACCGCCCGAGCTGCCCGCTCCTCGAATAGTATCTCCGAGAGGTATCTCTGAAATCTTGCCATCAATAAGAGCTAGTGCTTTTTGCTCAGCCATCTATTAAGCCAATACTGCGCAATCTTCGATATCAGTATTTATTTCTGTAGCTGAAATTGCCGAGCCTAATAATTGATGAATCGTAGCTGCTGGAAAAGCGGGAGGAGTAATTGTTACACCACCTGCTGTTCCTAAATAATAACGAGCACCTGGAGTTAAGCCAGTTAAGTCGTCATTTGCGCCTTCAAAATAAACTGTTCCTACAGCAGCATTTGCTACAGCATCTTTTACGAAACCGTGAGCAGGACGTGAGTTTGAATTATCTGCTAAACGGATATTTGCAGTTCCTCCGTTGTCATAGATATTTACATATTTTCCGGCACCGATCGCTTCTGATGCTAAAATATTTTTTACATCCGGGCCAACACCAGTGGGCAATACTGATACGTCAATTTTTCCTGAAGAATCGAGAGCAACCAATTCGCCCGCATCTCCCGCGCCAGCAGATATTACAGTTGCCTCGATTTGTGTTAATTTTCCTGCTACTAAATGAATCGGTTTTTGTGCCATATAAACTCCTTTTTAAGTTAGGCCAAAATTATAGTTTCATCTATATCGATAAAAATCTGTCCGTTGTTCAATCCTTGACCCAACTTCACTCGATGACCTGTTACTGGTACTGTAGTAGAAAAAGCACCGTTAGTCGTCAAAAAAAGCATCTGACTATAGCCAAAAGTAAAGCTTGGATCTTGCACTAATCCAAACGGCACTATTTCTAAAATCGAATTTGTTGCCCCTGCTTGAGTGGTCATTCCAATAACTTCTGTTTCCGGAAAAGTAGCACTATTTCCTAGATAAGCTTTCCCATCCGAACCAATATATACAAATTTTAATGCAGGTAATGTTTCTCCGGCAATAACCGTTACAGTTCCACCAACTCCAGGGGCTCCTTGTGGCCCAGTTGCCCCGGTATTCCCCGCAGGCCCTTGCGCTCCACCACCTTCAAAATTTTCTAAAAATATTTTAAGCTTATAGAAATTCTCTTGGACATATGGATCCTTAATTTCTTTCAATAAAAGGTCTAGGCGCTTCTGTTTTATCAAGGCGTTCCACCCGTTGAAGAACTACTAAATGGTGTATGTGATTTAGAGATCATCGCATAGTGGATTACATACCCATTTAATTGAAGAACCTCACCCTTTGGTGTTCCACGTAGAATCCATTTATACATTCCAGTTACCGGAACATCGTTCCCAGATAAATCCTCGTAAACAAGTGTATTTATCGACTGCGAAAGCACCTTAAAAGTACCCGTATACCCATCATGCTCAAATGAAATGAAATAATCTACAATATCAGCCAGCCATTGAAAACTTCCGCTTAATGTTACTGTATTTGCAGTAGGATTTACCGTCGCAGATCCAAGTAAAGTTGAATCCACAATATTTACTAAAGCATTTTCAAATTTTACTTGTTTGTAGTTGCAGCGAAGCCCACCAGCTGGGAACCTTCTCCACTCTTCAATAATTCCTTGTGAATTCCAGATTGCTGTTGTGTCACTCCAAATGGGAAGGGAATCACCCCAAGTAATATTATTTCTATAACGAATTGGTTTTAAATCCCCAGTTACACGGTCATTATCATTACTTGATTTAATAGCTAATGATAAATTTGTAGTATTTCCTGCGGAAACCAATATACGAGGAACCCACTTACGATAAAACTTAGATCCAAAATCTAAAAAGCAACTTGCATATTTATGCGGAATAACTTGCGTTCCCCATAAGTTTACAGCCACATTAATATCTATTTTTGGATCCGTATTGAATTCTTTTCCGTGTTTAAATAAAAATCCACGAGTATCACCACGATAAAAATAATTTCCAATCTGTAATATCTGTGTTGGTTTAAAATTATCTCCGTTACTCATAGTCGTAAACGTACCACCGTGCTTAACTTCGTTTGGTAAAAATGGAAATTTTAAATCTAATGTAAACACAGTGTCTGGCTCACCAGTTCCATCATCTAATGAAACCGCCCAGTGAACTCTCTGATTACTTGGATCAAATGTTCCTACAATATTCTTACGTTTATTTGTAGAAGCGGAAATTATATTATACGTCTCATTTAAGTGATCTGATATACTAGCTACCTTAAATCCATCAGACCAATAAAAGCCATCCTCACCAGCCCAGAAAAGACCTAAGTGAGTTTGGACAATTGAATCTTGTGAAATACATCCAGCTTTATCATCGATTCTGCGAAGTAACATCCCGCCGGAACCATCATCACCGTAAAAATTATCTATTCGGTAAACATATCGATCGCAAAATACAATTGGACGATCGTAAATACTTGAAAGCCCCGTAATCGGCTGTTCTGTGTTTGCATAAAACAATGAAGGAACTGAATCTGGATCACCAGCTTTTGATTGACGAACTTCCGTCGTTAATCTTTCTGATCCTTCTAAAATATTTGCCCAGTAACCGTAATCATTTACAATGTGAACATACTTAGCTTTTGGCGGAGCCTGATTTCCAGCTATTCCACCCGTTGTGTAAAGTTGCTCGTTACTTGAAATAATTGCATCTGTAAAATTATCAATAAATGTTGTTGTCCCAAGAGAGACTTCCCCAACGTAATAAAAAACTGAACCATTAGTCTGCGTTCGGTAGATTTCTAATTTAATTTGTGAAGTATTTAAATTTTCAACTGGAGTAAGTGTTGCCGGTAAAGTAACTGTCGTTGTATTTCCAGGAGCAATTATTCCACCTGTTACAGCCGTTGGGTAAATATACGGGGTACTTCGATCCAAAAATTGAACCGTATTTACAGAATAAGTTTGTTTTACCACAACAGCATATAAGTAACTCTCACCCGTACCTGTTGGATTTGTAATTGAAACTCCAGAAGTTAAAGCCGGTAATCCTGCGTTTACTACACGATAAAATCCATCATAGTAAAGTTTTTGTGGAGTGGTATGATCTGAATTTGTAAAAAATAATTGTTCCTGCCATTCTGAAACCGTAATGACACTTTGAGAATTTCCCGTAGGCAAAAATTTCCCACCACCAGGGCCGTTAATTTCAGTCCATACATTTGAAATAAGCTGATAAGCTCCTTTATCCTGAAATGCTAAAACATTCCCGAATAAATTGACGAGCTTATTAATTCGTAAAAGACCCACTGGAAGTTGAGTTGAAACAACTTGACTGCCCCATCTGGTAAATGGTTTTTTATGCGGGGTTAACATTAAGTTATCCATTACTTCCGCAGCACGTGGATCTCCGTCGATGAAATAATCTGTTATTCCAAAAGAGAAATCATTTACTTCTAAGGGTTGTGTTGGAAGTGCACTCATACTCCGAAAAATACCTCATAGTCTTGAGGAAAATAAGAGTACACATAAAGTTGAGTTGCAGATAATTTTTCTGTTTGTAAATACACCTGATCTTTTGAAATTGGATCACGAGCTGAAAATATTAAATTATCTACAAGACCACCCGCCGGTACTGTTAAAGTTGCGCGGTATACGCCACTTGGTTGAACTGCAAAACTTGCATTCAATAATGTCGTTGGCGTTGAAAATAAAGAACTTGCAGGGATTTTTTCGCTGTTTACACCATCGTGATTATGATCGTTTTGCAATTGAGCATTATCTTCCAACGCTGGAAACCAAACATCTCCGAAATCACCTGTTTGCGGTTTTTTTACACCCTTACTTAATATAATCATTATGACTCCAACTCGTAATGTGGAAGATCCACGAATGAATCGTTTTTAAAATTGTTATCTCGATTGAAATCCCCACCCCAACGAAGCTTAATTCCCATCATTTTTGCAGTCGCTTGTATGAAACCCGCTAAATGATAAAATCTTTGTCGATCGTTCCAATCAATCGGGAATGGTACGATATCTACTGCTAATGAAGGGTATTTATTATGTTTTGACTGCGGGAATTGAAGCTTAGAAAAACCTCGATTAAAAGCATCTTCTTGATCCGCTTCTCCTCTGTGACCACATGTAACTGTGATATTATAAGTCTGAGAAACTTGTTGAACGAGCTTTATCAAATCTGGATGACATGTTGCCAGTCTTGCAAGAGATGTTTCACTTAATTTTGACATCTATAACCCCATCTATTAAATAATCAATTTCTTTACTCGGAATGCACATGAATTCCTTCATGGCTTTTTGGTTTCCTTTGATCGGAATCGCCAACTCCGTTGTATCGTCTTTCCGCCTGAAGAGTACGTCAGCTTCAGCATCGATAAGCCAGACTTCAGGACTTTTTTTTAATGGGGCGCTCATACATCCCATTGTATTTACCAGTAGGAAGCTCGTTAGGTATATCAGAAATATTATTTTCAAATTTTCTCTGATCACCTGTAGTAAGAGCTTCATCTTTGGCATCTTTTAATTCCTTTTTCTTCGCAAACAATATGAAATCTTTAATTTTAGAAACGATTAATAATAAAGTTTTAATCGTTTCTAAAAAAGTCATACGCCTGGATTTGTTTTTTCTCTTAATTCAAAAATAGCTTCTTCTAATTTCTTAGTTTGAGGGTTTACACCGATTGTTGGAAGCCAGTGTAAAACTTTTAAAACTACTTTTGAAACCTTACCCATTGCTTGGTCGTCTGTTTTTGTTGGTGTAAGTCTTACTATTACAGTCGCAAGCAAAGTGATTGCTCCGATCGCCATGCATAAACCTTGCATAATTATTAATATTTTAGCCATTAATTCCGGGTTTAATAAGTTTTCCATTATTTCGCTCCTTGTTAATCTAATGTTATTTCAAAATCACCGATTACTTGGGAAGTAGAGGAAGCATCAGGTACTATTTGTAAAAAATCTCCTGAAATAACCGGAATTATTTTAGTCCCGTTTCCTACTCCTCCCGCAGAAGTTGTAGCCACAATATATGGACTTGCCGAATATATAGACCCGTTTTTAAAAAGTTGGTAATTTACCGTACTATTTGAACCACTAGATATTCTTACAGTAGCAAATCCGGCTCGAGGCGCTGTCCACTTTGCCCCGGCCCCTGTTGTTATGGTTCCATGTGTATCAAATATTTTAGTAGCGTAAGGAATTGGCGTCCCAGCCGTTAACGCTAATACTGCACCATAAGTAGCTTGTGCTGTTATTTTTTCACTAGCAGCGATAGTTTGAGGACCTTGCCTTCTGTTTATAGAAAATCTTGAGTATGCTGACATTCCACCTGTCGCTGATCCAGGTCTTAAATCAACAATATCACCTGCTTTAAGATATAAAGAAGTAGATCCTTGTGCTCGGCCTGAAGCGTCTGTGAACATCAACAATTCTCTAGTTACACCATTAACCCAAATGTAGTATTCAATATTCACCGCAGATCCGATATAAGACTCAATATCATAAAGATCAGCACTAGGGATAGTTACTCTTCCACCGCTTACAGTTAAACCGTCAGAATATTCTACTGAAGGAAAGACTATAATATTATTAGCAGGGGTTGATGCTACAAAGCCTGCTTGTTTTATCCCAAGCTTTCTTGCGTCATATCCATCAGACATTCTAACGCTTGATGAAAGGCCAATGGCTGTGAATTTAATATAAATAGATAATGTATTGTTATTTGTAGCGTAAGCCCCGCCTACACCTAATAAAGATGAGTCACTATTATCTAATATAAATCCAGTTCCAAATTTTTTAGCTGTTAACCTGGCGACAGGATTTACAGTTAATGTGCTTGTGACATCACCATAACCGACAACCGAGTATAAATTTACATCCGACGTAGGCGTGTACCCCAACGGGAAAGGAAATACTAGTGCTCCGGTTATATCAGAAAATCCAGATGTACCTATTCTTAAAGAGTATTTTGCTAATACTTGATCGCCATCAGTGGCCACTTCCACTTGATTAATTGCTCCGCCACCGGTACCGATTACTAATGTTCCACTCGCAGATCCAGTGATAACCGGCGCCGTAGGTTGTAACTTGAAATCAGTTCTTGGAGTTCCGTAAGCGTAAACTTGCGGGCTTAAAGTGATATTATCGACTTGAAGTGTCCACGCCACTGCGCTTGTTGAAGCGATGTGAATAATCATACGAACTTGCGTACAATTTATATCGAATTGAACTGTTCCTTCGTACTTATCAGAAATTGTAGTTGAGCTCCCTAAAAACTTAATGTTTGAAGGCTCCATTAATTTTGAATTTGTTTGATCGTAAAAATAAACGATCGCATCGCCGTCAGTTGGAGAATTTCCAGTTGTTCCCGGAACAAATGTTCCAGAATTTACTAAGAAATCTAAAAATGCTTTTACTGATTTCCCGCGATATGCAAGTGGTAAAGCGATGTTTGAAATCGCCCATCCTTGACCTTGGCAATTTGATGCTGGTTTTACTAAAGTAAAATCTTTATTTTTTACCAGTACGTTTGAAGTGTTAATTGCAGTTGTTACTGTAGGACTTCCACCGATACCGTCTACTGGGCGAGTTGCCGCCGCATCCGCGTATGGAGTAAAAATTGAAACCGCAGTTGATTCAGCACTTCCGTTTGAAATTAAGTTTGTAGCACCACCGCCCTCAGCACCCGATCCTACAAGAGCTTCGTTGCCCGCAGAATCTAAAGTGTAAAGTAATCCATCTGTTTTATAGTAGAATTTATTTTTACCGGCCGCAGGTGTACTTGGCGTTGTTGTCTGATTAAAAGTGATTGCTCCTGTAAGTTCAGGACTTGCAATAATTTTATTTGATAAAGTTTGAGCTGTATCCAAATCTACAAACGATTGTACTGTTGTACCATCGTAGACTTTGTAAAGTTTTGAAGTTGTATTATACCAAACTCTTCCAAGAACAAGACCTGTTCCCGTAGGATCACTGGCCAAATTCTCCAACAATGCTTTTTCTAACTGTCCATGTATTTTCATATTATTCTACTCCAATTAATCGGTATGCGCCTGCGGGTAACGGAATACTTGTCGTAATCCGAACATTCGATGCTGACGTGGTTAAAATCGTTACATTTAGTATTTCAAAATTATTCGCGTTATCACGTAATTGCCAAATTGCATTTCGCGCATCCGTAATATCTGAACTTACAGTGACATCTTTGAAGTTTTGTGTTCCATTAAAAGTTTGATCTGCGATAAATTTACTAACACCTAAAACTTTAAACTGCGCACCAGTATCTACATAAGCTTTGTTTAAATCCGTTGCATAAACTAATCGGCCTACGTTTTGTCCCGAAGATGCGGGAAGTGTTGCAAAGGTATAATTTTCAAGACGTGCGCCTTTTAACTCACCCTTACTAAAAATATCCCTAATAGGATTAGAAGCACTACCAATATCAAGCCCTGACCAAACACCACTAAAAGATGCGGCAGTAAAAGGTAGAATCGTATCTTTAAATAAAATATTACCTTTTGTAGCATTCGCTGTACTCTCTAAAACTAAATTATTTGAAGCTTGTGTGCCGCCTTGAATTGATTGTCCACCAGATCTACCGGCTAACATTACAAATTGTGTGTGCCCTGCATCACCTGTAACTAAACCCGTAACTTCACTATGGTCAATTTCAGTATCAGGATGATTAGCAAGCCAAATATTATTAACACTGTCATAAAATAATGCGTCCCCAGCCTGTGCTGGTTGGGTTCTAGCCAAATCTCTATACACCGTGCTACGAAGGGCAAAAAGATCAGAATTAGAAAAAATATTAGTTCCATTTTTCAAATCCCCTTGAAAATAAATGTCTTTCCACTCTTCTGAAGTCGTACCTAAGTCTAAATTATTATTGGTTGTTGGTTTTATTGTTGCGAAACTAACTACAACTCCGACACCATTAGGATCTAGGTTTATATTCCCGTCCGTGTTGGTGCTTTCAACGGAATTCCCGCTCAGTCTTAGATTTCCAGCCTTTACTTGCGCCGAAGTCTCAATGTTAGCAGTTGAAGTTAACAAATAAGAAGTATCTATTTCGGATCCGGGAATTATTTTTCCTGTTCCGTTTGCTGTAATAAATAAATTACCGTTAGTTTGCGTAACCGATAAAGTATTTCCATCTAATCGCATATTATCTACGTCAATTTGCGTAGAAGTAATATTTCCGACTAAGAAATTTCCAGTAGTTTCTATATTTTCATTATCAAAATCAATCGTGCCTGTTGAGCTCGTAATTCTTGATTTTCCTGCATTTAAAGGATCAAAAACTAAAGTCTGTGCTGTTTTCGTAAGAGTGGTAACTCCGGCTCCAAGCGTACCCGTTGTAACTAAAGCCGCCGCACCGAAAGTAACTGCCCCAGAGGTATCTGAATACGACCCAGGAACCAGAGTCACCGAATTAATTGAATCATCGACTACTAAACTTGTTGTTCCTTTTACGACTGCACCTGTAATGTTGCCAGTTGTAATTATATTTTCATTATCAAAAGAAATCTGACCACTAGAATCAGTGATTACACCAGCTTGGAGAAGTAAACTTCCAAAAATTGCTGAATTTTGTATGAATAAATCTCTAAATCTAAGTGCATTTGTTCCAATATCGTAAGCATTGTGTGTTGTCGGACGAAATTGATCGTCAACTTGCACAAATCCAGTGTGTGCTCCAGTGCCGTCACCTGAATTAGCTTTTAAAGTTAAATTTTGATTTGCTAAATTCCCTCCAAAAACGGATTGACCTGCAAAAATACCAGTAATAGGAGCACCAGTATTATCAAGATCAGTTTTTCCATTCTTGTGAACATATAAATCCTGAGTTACATCCTGAAATGCTGCCAAAATTGAATCTTGGCCCCAGTCCATATCGTAAATTTTGTGCCAACTCGCTGCTACTTCGCCTTCTCTTTGTTCCCAGCGATAACTCGCAGCTTTTCCATCACCATCATCCAAAACAACGCGGTAATCATTAATTGTGTTTCCGCTTGATGGTAAATCCCCAACAGTTGCAACAGATGGTTTTGTTTGTGGATATAAAACCGCAAGAATCCAATTAATAGTTCCCTCAAGGTTTGAAACACCAGGAAGTGCAGGGTTTACAAAAGAAAAGTCAGCAAGTGAGTGCTTAAATGGATGTTGTGTTTGATCCCATATCTCAAAGCGACTTTTATTAAAAATCATAGTATTCCATTTCCATCTGCATCGTATGATACGTTTGGATCAAAAGTATAAAGTGAATCCCAAGAAGCTTTCCATTTGTATGAACGCTCTTGACGATTAATTATTTGTGTCGACGATGCATCTTTGTAAACGTATTCCGTTACAAGGCAAGGCCCACCATCTTCAGTGTGAATTGGTGCCGTAAATATAAATTTTTGTCGTGCTTGTGCATCTAAAACTATGTGTTGCTTAACTTGACCATTTAATTGAGAAATTAATTGCTCAGTCGCAGTCGTAACATCAGAGTTATCCTTTGGAAACGCCATAAATCTCCCAAAATAAAAGTTAAAAAGGAGGGAATTTTACTTCCCCCCTTATCCTAATTAGTAGTTAGGGATACTGTGGATGATAGCGTTGTGTCCTGGTTTAGAAATTTCTAACTCACCGAACAAGCTTACATCAAGGATGTATTGGAAACCTGAAGTATTACGAACTTCAAAGTATTCTTGACCTTCTGGAGACTTACGTTTTTGGAAAAATCCATTTGAACGGAAAGTCATAGAAGTTTTGTCTAAGAATACGATACAGTCGTCATCCCACTCTTGAATTCCTACGAATTTAAGTTTTGGGCCCTTCATGTTTGAAACGTACATTTCATCCCAACCGTACATTACTGCCGATTTTTCACCTTCAGCTAATTGGTAGTTACCATTTAGGTTGCCTGAAGATTGAAGGATTTTTAATGCTGTCGCGTAATGTTTATAAGACATTAATACGATTGTTGCGTTACCTTTTGATTTCTTACGTGTTCCAACATAAGCATCGAAGATTTTTTCGATTAAGTTAGAAGCTGAAATCGTTGCGCCTGAGAAGTTCAAAGCTTGTAAGAACGGGTAAGCCAATTTTGACTGACCGTGAACTGTAGCTGAACCACCGTTAGCTGCTGATAACAAAGTGTCTTTGATTGATGTGAAAGTATTTCCAGCTACATCTGCGCCTTCAGTGTAAACTTTAGCTGCATCTGCTGTTGTGTATGCTGAAACGTCTGCTGCTGCACCACCGCGAGTCGCTGAAACTGTTGCAGTGTCTGCATCCAAGTTAATAGCAATTACGTAGTAATTTGCTGCTGCTGTATTTGCATCTTTTAAAACGATTTTTTGGTTTAAGCAAAGACGCTCAATGTGGTTAACTTGAATTACGCCACCAGCAGTTCCATTTGCAGTCAAAGTTGCGAAATGCGGGCCTGTTCCCATTTGAACAGATGCAGTCATTTTCATGTGTTCCATGAAATCTGTAATTGTTCCTGGTAAAAGTTTTAAGAAAGAATCTTCTACTACTCGACCTGAGTGATCCATTAAATCACGTTGGTTGAATACCATTGATCCCCACATCTCTTTGTAGTCATCAATTGATCCACGTACATATAGATCTTCTGCGATATCACCAGCAGCTGTTAAGCCACCCATTTTTACCGAAGAAGCACCAGATGCTTTAAATGGAACGATTAATTTTCCACCTTTCCACTTATCGTCTTTTTCGATAGTAGAAAGTACGAAATCACGTTTAATATATTCTTCTTTTAATAATTTGTTCGGCAAGTATTCATTTAACATTGCCTGAAACGATCTTTGAGTTGCCATGTTTTAATTCTCCAAAAAGTTATGTTGTTGTGTCTGCCAATTCTTCTCTACGTTTCTTAATATCGTCGATAGAGTTGATAACTCGTTTCGTAGGCGATTTAGAACCCGCAGATGCGAATGATGTTATTGTCGGTTTGCTTTGCTGTGCCTGGCCTGGCATAACTTGTTGGGATGCGCCTAGATTACCTTGCTGGGTCGGTGCATTTACCCCTACGAATTGTAGGAACTCTGATACAAGTTCCATCGGAGATGGTGATCTCCCGTGTACAGTTTCATAGTACTGACCACGTTTAATAATCTCAGTCTTAAATGTTCCAGGCTTTCCCATGTAAGCGTCGAATTTCTCGACTGCTAATGCCACATCTGGGCGGGAAAAAACTTGGTTCATCTCGAACTCAGTTTGTCTCTGAACCATCTCTGCCATTTGCGTTTGGTAGTTTTGATTCTGAGCTTGAACTTGCTCTAGCGCCAATTGCTGTTGGCGTTGAGCTTCAATTGTTGCCTTCTGTTCGGGAGGTAACTCTTGAAACTTTAGTTCATTAATAGCGTATTCTATAATTTTCTCTTTGGGAATATTTAAAGCTGTAAAAAATGAATTAAAATCATTTTTCTGGACGTATTGTCCTAACTTATTAATACTACCCTCAACCGTGGAATACTTAGTTTTCCATTCATCCCGCGATTGCTTTACTTCCGGAAGCCCATTTGCCTGTTCATATATTTCTTTTAATCTTTGCTCGTGCTCTTTGGACTTAATACTAGGACGGACAAATTCATCGAATTCTAATTCCTTATCCTTAACCTTAAATTTATAAGTTGGAACATAGGGAGGGGCGACTACTGCTTGAGGATCTGTTCCTGTTTCGCTCGGTGGAGCAACATCATTTGTTGTTCCTGTATTCTCTGCTCCAGAAACTTGTTCAGCAGAACTTGCTCCCATTTCTTGAGTCGTCTCTGTTGTTGTTTCGGACGTGGTTGTGCCTTCATTGTTCATGACTTCCATTTCGGTGCTCCTTACCCTTGCCTGGGTGGTTTATTGAACGACTGGTGGAGGCATTGGTGGCTGCTGAGGAGGTATTCCCTGTTGTGGGAAGTTTCCTGCTGCTTTTCCCGCACCTATTCTCTGCATCGCCTCTGCGACCACACCATCGTTCATGTTTTCTAAATCATTAACTGTAACCCCTTGAGATTCAATTCTTTTTACCAACCACATCACTGACGCATATGGTAAACGAACTTGGCGTGTGCCACTTGAACTCGAAGGATCCGGTACAACTACACCTTGAAGAGTAACAAGTGATCCGTCTGTTGGGATAAATCCATCCTTAGCAGATTGCTCAGCTTGCATTTTTCTAGAAATTTCATCTTCGTGTATTTGTAAGTATTGATCGTATAAACTTTGAACTTGTTGTGGAAGCATTTGGAAATCAGGTTGCTTCATTCTGTGCGATACACAGTCGGCATAAACTTTATTATCTACATACGGACTTATAAAAGGTAATTGCCCGCGTTCGATCTGTAACATGTCATTATCCGCATTATCGTAATCGATTGTTAATCTTTTTACGACAGGAGTATTTTTTAAGTAAGGCATCTCACGTGCGAGAAGTGCTAATTGCTTCGGATCCATTTGCGCACCGGCATACTGAACCAAATGATTTAAAGATAACTGTTTACCTAATAAATCAGAAATATCCTGAGATAATTCTTCAATTCTAATCTGATTCGATAAAAGCTCAGTAGACTTAAACTCAGGAATGTTAATCGCCTCAGTTTTCCCAACAGCTTTTACCACTTCATCGTCTGGATAATATTTTTTTGCAAGCTCAAGAGAGGTCATACACATTTCTTTTAAAAACTGTTCAGCTTTTTCAATGTAACGACCAAACTTCGCTTTCTGTGTCGCTGATCTAAATAGTAAAGTGTATGGATCTAATTGAGCTTCTCGCTCCATCGCAACTTCTTCCATCATACATGCTGAATACATTTCTGAAATCTGCGCACTGATGTACGGAAGGAACTGCCCACCGTCACGACCCGGAAGGATCTGGGGTGGCGCACCTTGGAAGGTGAGACCTCGCACCCCAGGGAGCAGGGCACCGGGAGCAAGCTTGGTCCCAGCTTGATAAATAATTTTATCGTCGCCCACGGTGATTTGATGACTGGCCGCCTGAGACGAAGCACGATTTATTTCTGCTTGGTACGGACGAGCAATTTTTACGATACTAAATCCACGCGGATTTGAACTGTACGTATCAAACCCCTGCCAGATAATCGGATAAATTCCAAAAGGTAATTCATCCCCTTCCAATATTCCACGTTCCGTTGCAATAAAATAATATCCCGAAGGATATTGTCTGCACGGTTTGTAAAAATGATATCTAATTAATATTTGATTTTTTTCAGTTGAATACGCTTTTTTGTTATTATCAAAAACTACGAACTCGCCTTGATCGCCCTCACCAATTATTTTTACTTTTTCCGGATCGTCTCCGTAGGCTGCCATTAATTCTTTTTTATCTACAAATTCTCGAATAATGTGGTACGGAGATTCCTTCATTGATTTGGCTTGAGGAGCGCGAAGTAAATTATATGCTGGAATATTTTTAAATTCTAATTGTCCTGAATAAATTGGTTTGTCGTCATCCTGCATAGGTTGACCCATTTCATCAAAAACAGGTTGACCGAAATCATCGACCATTGCTTCATAACCTTTTACTTTACCGCCGTATGGATTCCAGTAAATGTAAACACACATCTCACCGACTTCTATAAAGTTTTGAAATAAATCATTTTGCTTTTCTTTTAAATTACATTTTGTGCGGATATCGTTCCACACAGATAGATTCAAATCCGCAACTTTTTTATCCTGCATTTCCATTTCATTTGCCGCAACTGGAATTACTCCCGGTGCTTTTGAACTGATTGCGTGAATATAATGTCTGGTTATTCTATGAATATGATTTTTTGTAAGACGAAGTTTTTGTGTCTCTGGAATCTTATTTGAGTTTCTAAGATTTGAGAAAAATTGATCAGACTTTTTCGAGTAATGATTTCCTGATACTAGGAGCAGGTTACTTCGCATCTCTGCAAAGACATCATCATCAACTTGTTCAGCTTCCCGAAATTCCTGGTTCAACTGTTCTAGGCTTTTCTCTTCCATTCACCCTCGCTTTTTCAAGAAATCGATCTATTTGCGCAGTTTCGTATGATATTGGATCATCGATCATCAATAACATTTCCTCGGCATCTTCTTGAGCAGCTTGGTCAAATTGAGCTATTTCTTCTTTTGCCTCGGGCGAAACTACGTATGGTGTGTGTAATTCCTGTGCGCCCTGGCCTGGGTATGCGGCATCCTCATTTCGGCGAGGATGAAATTTGAAATTCATATCCTTCAGCGTAAACTCACTTACACCCAAGGTATGACACTCTTTTAGTATTTTACATATATCTTTTAAATTCAAGCTAAAATCCTTCATATTCACTATTCCAATACGCAAAATCGTTTTCCATCTCTGCCCAATCCGAACTTTCTTCCTTGTATCTGCGACCGTTTCCTCGACGTTCCTCTATCTGCATTTCCAAAAGTTCCTTATCCGACAAAGGGCGAGTTATTCTTGGAGTATCATCTTCTTTGTTGATTATCGCCGTTAAATCCCAAGGTACCGCCATGACAGCGTACCGAAGTGCATCAGCTAGATCATCTTCTTTTTTATGATCTCCGCGCTGGTTCGATAGCATCATACTCATCAATTCTGATGCTAGTTTCATGTTCTCCGCATCATCATCGTAAATTTCCAGCATCCCATGCTTGAATAATGTATTTACCAAATCCTCACCAGCATCACGCGATTTATTCGCCGGAACAAACCCACGTCCATTCCTTGTTGCGATGGTACCAAAATCCGCAGAAGATGCATCATACACTTCTGTCGTGATAGCCATATCCTTTACCATATCCGCGTAACGATTATAAATATCACCAGCTGTTGTTTTCTGGCTATCTCCGCGCCAACACTTAAAGACAGCACCTTTTTTATAATCATCTCTCACCGCTAAAAATAAAATCGCAGCCGGATGATTCTTCTTTGTTTTCTTAATCCCTGATTCCTCACCCGATCCATAATCCACGGAAGCAACAATCTGCCACCCTGTTATTTTCTTCGGAGGTACTACGTGCTTGTCAAAATCAAAAGCAAAGTACGATCTTCCTTCTTCCGTTACAAATTTCCCGAATACACGCCGCTGCTTTTCAGTCTCTGAGCTACAGCGTGATTCAGCAAGTTTGATTTTATCTAGCGTCATGATTCTTGATGGACTTCCGTCCTCGTACTTTAAGCAATCATACATTGATACACAAAGCTTTAATGCATGCGGAAGATTTTTATCCGTGTTCATCGCCTCTCGCCAAAACAATTGGTTTAATGTTGGCGTGAACCCCGTTGAAAAAATTCCCTCCGTGGTCGTTAACCTGAACATCAACTCATCGTAGAAATGCATCGGTAACTCTTCATCCGCAAATATTTCATGAATCGTAGCAGCCTGTAAGTTACTGACAGCTTTATTATACATCTGAAAGTAAATCGTAGGCCCACAGTTAAAACTTAACGAGTTATATATTCCATACTTCTTTGAAAGCTTCCATCCATACTGCTGATCTTTTTCCATCGGCCCGCGCGGTAACCACTCCTTCACCCACTTCGTTTCCACCTCTCGCTCAACCGTTCCACTGTCCGGATAGAAATACCAAAACTGATTCGGCCGTGACCCCGGCCATAGGGTCTCCCATCTTTTCGGATCCGTACAATTTGCAATCGCTCTTCGCATGAGAATGCTTGATTTCCCAGATTGGTTCGATGCCGTTAATAAGTTTGCACGGTTCTTTGATTCGTAGAAAGTTCTTTGCCACTGGTACATCGGGACGTAAATGTGAGGAAGAATCTCCTCCATCTCTTTTCTTTTTTCTAGAAGCTGTAACTGCTTTCGCTTAAGTAGTAATAGCTCTTTATCATTCATCGTCTACGCTACTTGATTCTACGTCGATGGGCGCGGATAATTCTTTTATCCCTTGCATCTCGTTAATTTTTTTATTTATTTCTCTCAACTCTTGAGTCATTTCCTTATCACTCATCGGAGCTTCATAGTTTGGATTAAAAGTTTTCGCATCCACGTTCACGTTTACATTTCGCTGATCCACTTGAATCCGCATAGGTACTGCACCCTTTAATCTATTATCTAAAAGCAAAGTGATACGTGCCTGCGCCGTTGCCACATCCT